CGGGGACATATACGAATTTACCGGCAAGAGACGGGTAAAGCCCGCTCCCCGGCGGATCTTCCAGCTCCGCGAGCTCCGCCTTGGTCAGTTCAACGGTCAATTCAATATTGTTTGTGTCCCCGGTAATCGGGACGCCGTCCACCGTTTGAGCGACATCAGCCAGCCGCGCCGCCCCCGTGGAGGAATGCGGCGCGACTGTAATGTGTACCGGCGCTTTAAAAATCAAAGCCATTGCCGCACACTCCTATCCGATTACGGTAACCCTGAAATTCTGGGTGTTTTCGGGTACATTGTCGAAAGTGAGCTTGATGGTGTTGTTATCGACAATATCGATATCCGTTAACCACCGGTCATTTGTCATCAAATCCCTAATCGAAACCAGGACATCCGGTGTACCGAGGTTATGAGTGACAGTGAAAACATCCTTCAGTCCGTCGCCGATGAAATCCTCGGTATATTTCGTCGTCATTCCGGAACCCGCGTCCGGGATAAACGTCAGTGCGGTTGTGTCCAGGACGATGGGGTCGTCCGTGGTAAGTTTGAAGCGGGTATCGGCGTTAATGGTTCCGCTGTTGACCGCGACGCTGAGCCCGGCGTAAATCTTCGCGCTTTCGTTAAAATCATCGGCGCGGGTTAAAACCGCCGCTGTGGACGCGTCACCGACCACCGTGACTACATAGATTCCGTTTTGCGTACCCGTGGTTTGTCCGGCCAGCAAAACACGGTCGTTCACATTAAGCGTTACTCCGTCGATGACAGCCGCGCCATTAGCGCCGTATGTAAGCGTCATCTCAGTCCCGTTATACGTGCCCGCGATATTCGCGGTGCTTACGACGCGCACGGGCGATTTCATCATTTGGGCGATCCGCCCTTCCACATACTCCATATTTACGGCGTGCTTGGGGTGAGTGATTGTACCCAGTAAATAAGGCGTGGTTTGAAAAATTGTGTCTGCCATGATGTTACCTCCTATAAATAATTAAAATATATTTTATCTCCTGACAACCGCGACCCCTTGCACAGGGTTCGCGAACGTCAGAATTACAATATTCGCGCTTGCGTATTCTATCTCGGGGATTACAAAATTCCCCGCGTTGTCGATAACCTCAACGGAAACCCGCTGAAACCCCAGGTTATGCGGGATCGTCCAGACTGTGGCCGCTGTGTTTTGCGTGTGGCTGTACGACAATTTCAAATCCTCGGGCGTTTTGTTGCCGGACAAAGTTACGCCGTTTACCTGCGGCCTGCCGGTCAGTAAGTTGTAGTCCGACGCGCCGGGCGGCCCGCCTCCGCCCGCCCCGCCGCCGAGACTGTCAAGCGTGCCGATTGATCCGTCCGGATTCAGCAGCTTGTTGGCTATCGGATGCATAGTCTTATACAACTCGGCACGTACTGGGTCAGCCGCCAAAATTTCCTCCCCGCTGAACGTAGTCACACTTCCGTCACTGTTTAAAAGTTTGTTCGGTATCGGAACCATGGTATCAAAGCTCATTTTTACCACCTACCATTCTATAATCAAAACACCTCTGCCGCCTGCGCCGTCGGCATTTTCGACATCACTCCAATTCCGGGTTCTGTACCCATCTACCACTTAATCACAACAACACCGGGCGCACCTGCGCCGCCGGCAGCGCCGCCGCCAGTTGAACTACTGCCGCCTCCGCCTCCGCCGCCATTGCCAAAACCTTGCCCCGCGCCGCCCGCGCTTGGGCCGCTGCTACTTGGCGTACCGGCGTTCCCGCCGTTTCCGGCATTTGATGTCTTACCCATTCCGAACGCAATGGGGACAAAAACAACATGGCAGGCGTTTCCTCCGGCACCGCCTCCGGAATAGCTGCCTCCGGCGGCGCCGCCGGTTCCCACCCTCGGATTATACCCATCCCCAATCCTCCCTGGCACTGGGTCACCATTGATAGGCGTCCCGGCATATCCGATTCCGCCCTTAGCAAGCGCAAGTTTAGTGCCTATAAGCGTACTGTCGGAACCTACGGTTATGGGGATCACTTCACCGGGTGTTACGGATATCGGGAAATTAATAACATAACGCCCGCAGTCCCCTCCGGAACCGCCCCTGCCGTTGCCTGCGCCGGAACCCGCGGCTCCAGCAGTCCCATCGCCGCCTGCCGCAGTAGCGGTGACAAAAATTGTATTAACGCCCGCCGGAACGGTAAAATTGCCGTTTGTCGTAAAAATGGCTCCGCCGCGAACGGCCTCAATAAGCTTATTCAAAGGCTTGAAATTTGGGTCACTCGGCGTTTTATCGTTCAAAAACCTATAAATATCAGCTTCTATCAAAACGTTACAACCTCCTTACGAATCGTGCCGCCGGGGTATGTCGTCGTTTCCCGCGTGCGCCGCTGAATTGACGAACCATTGGACTGGTATACGACTTCCTCGTAAACAACGGAGCCGTTAGCCGGATAAGTTGTCGTCCCGACGGCGACAAGCAAATTATTTGCCGTCCTTCGTATCGTCGTGACGATACTGCCGTTTGCCGGATACTCCGTTATATAATAGTTCGCGGGGTTACGGGCCGCGTTCCAGAAATCAAACCCCGCCGCTAAAGCCATGTCTGTCTGGACACCGCCGAACCATGTATCCCAAGTGCTCTGCCTGCCGGTTTGCGCGGTGTTGAAAGCGGTGTCCCGGCTTGTCTGGCTGGTGTTAAACGTCGTGGTACGCGAGTTTTGCGCCGCGTTGAAATCGCTCGACGCTTGACTCATAAAGCTGTCGAAGGCGTTTTGCCATGACGACGAGTCCAGCCCCAAAACCGAGTGCATAAGCCCGCAGACATCCTGATCGAACCGCTCATCGGTAATATTGGTGCCCGTAATCTGCGTTACTCCGGCATTCACGCGAATCCGCGCGAGAGATAAGTCGTAGAAGTTCTCATTCCGCAAAAGCGGCGGAGGGACAGGGCTTGAGGCGGCTGTCCCGATGATTGTCATGGGTATTATCTCGCGGCACGCAATCGTCCGGTCAAGCCGAAGCACAAGCCGGTCAATCCTCGGAAGCGACGGGTTGGCCGCCTGAACCGGAACATCCGTGTAACGCCCCGTATGGTCTTCAAACAGTTGGATTATGTAGCCTTGAATACTCGCTATGCCGGTATCGACTCTAACGGACATCCCGCTCCCGGCGGTCACTTGAAGGCATGTGCCGCCGTTCCTTATGCCGTCCGAGACGAACGCCCTTATGAACCGCGCCCAGTCCTCGGCCAGCAGTAACCGTTCGTCTTCCGGCGTCGAATCGAAGTGCCCGCACCATTTTTGGGCCATTATTTAACCACATCCTTTTTTTGTAAAACCGAAAAGATATTCGGCAGCCTCTCGCCGAAGCGTATTTCGGTTTTATAGCCCGACTCACGCTCCCAGATTTCGTTGACCGCTGTAACTTTAGCCGGGATTTCAAGCCCCAGCCGCGTCAGGTACAGGCTCACGGTGTCCCCAATAAAATAATCTTCCTCAAAAATAAAAACACGCGGCAGCGCGGACGCCTCCACGTTTTTCACGGCTTCCATCTCTGAAAGCTTCTGGCTTCCGAGGTCGTTTAGCTCGTCCGTGTCCGCCGCGCCCCCGCAATCGATGAATGTCTCGAAACGGTCGCGCCCCGCGTTCGAATCGCCCAGCACGGCAACCTCGCGCTCCGCCGCGTCACCTTTTCCGCCGATATAGCCTGTGTTCCGGAAATTGCTGTAATCCTCGGTATATTCATATCCGGCAACATTTTGGTATTCCATGTTAAAGCTTACCGGGGACAACACGCTCTGTCCGCGCGTCCTGTCCGCGCCCTCGATAACGTCGAAAATCCAGCGTTTGCCTTGAATATCGGCGTAAACCCAAAACCCCATTCCGGTAGACGCGCCGATTGCAGCAAGTTCCTCAAGCAGCTCAGAATACCGCGCCTGCCACTGAACCGCCGCGCCTCGGTTTTTGTTGGCCGCGATTACAAAATTATGTATTTTCCTGTTTTTATCAAACGGATTGGTCACATTGCGCTCAACGTAGTGTTTTATCACGCTTTCGGCGTCCCCACCGCACCTGTCGAAACCCTCCGAACCCGGGGCCTGCGTGTTTGTCGGGGGCACGCAAAGCCGCTGTTTCAAGAAACCCGCTCCGGTTTCGCCGTAAATTACATACTCCGTTTTTTCCGCGCTTTCCGCGATGGAGAAATTACGGACAATACCGGAGACATCCGGCCTCCCGTCAATCATAATAATATTGCCCCGCCCGCAAAGGGACGCCGCTCCGGGCTTGTCGGGGTGGATATGAATCTCGAACTGCCCCGCGCCGTAAATATCGCGGCAAAACTGCACGGACTCCGGCATCCGGGCGACGTCGACCCAGTTAAAATCCGCGTCATAAATCCTGATCTCCACACCTTCCATGACGATCACACTCCTACATATCTCTTGTAAAAAGTTATTGTAATTTTTACCTTTTTGTTTTCGTCGTCCGACTTGAATGTGAGCCGATTTTCGCCGGGTATCAGTGAAAAAAGTTCCGAATCATGCGTCAAATAACCGTAAGCCTTGGATTTGACCCGCTGGTTCGTTTCGGGGTCTGTCGTTATGTGGCTGACCTCCAGTTTCTCCGGGTCGGTGTTGATGTAGAGCTGGTCGCCCGCGAAGAGCTGCTTGTTAAGCTTTATAAACCGGCCCGTGGTTGTGTTTGTGATAACCGGGTTCAGCGAGCCGCCGTCGATCAGGAACTCAAGCGGCGTCTCCGCATCGGAGTCGTTGCTGATTATCGCACGGTATCCGAGTGTCCCGAACCTGTTCGGCGTCCTTATCGGAAAAGACATCCCGCCGTAGACATACGCCAGCGAGACGACGCTTTGCGTCGCCGACAGCCAGAACGGGGACGGGCACTCGAACTCGACGTTCAGCGTCTGGGCGTGCCGGATTTTTTCCTCATACGGCATAGCCGAACAAAACGCCGGAATCCGCCATTCCCCGTAGTCATTCGAGTACACAAGCCGTCCGGGGCCCAGGAGCGGGTTACACACGGAATTCAGCCGCTTGCGCTCCTCGTAAAGCGAGTAAATCCGGCTACCCACGCCGATTATGTGTCCGGTCAGCGTAACTGTACGGCTTTCAAGGCGCAATTCCTGAAGTGTATATCCATCCTGCCCTGCCGCCCGCGTCGGGATCGGCAAAACCTCCGGCAAAGAAAGCCCGTCGATTTTCCAGAAAATATAAGGCCCGGAATCATCGAAAACGGCCTCCGCGCCCCGTGAGTTTATGAATTTCAAACGTTGCAAAATATCACCATCCTATATCCCGTAACATCCGCTGTGACGCCTTTTGTCCGGCTTTCGCGAGCTTCGACGGCGTAACGGTTTCCGTATAAAAATTAAACGTATTCGCGATATTCCCGCCGGGCGGCCTGCCGCCTGACTCAACCGAGTTTAAGCCGCCCAGAAAATCCATTATTCTGTCGGCCCGGGTTACTTTCGGTATCGCTACGGCGTTCTGTATGTCGCGGTTTACTTTGGACATATTATCCGCGAACCCGCCGCCGAGACTCAGAGCCATATTCCCGCCGATCCCCGCGAACACCCTGGACGGCGAGCTTATTTGAAGCCTTTCCTCGACACTTTCAACCATCCTGTCGATGTAATCCCGCAATAAATCGTTTAGCCACCCGCTCAGGCTCGTTACGCCCTCGCCGATACCGCGCATGATATTCCTGCCGATTTCGACGAACAAACCTGTCCCGCTTTTGAACTGCTTCCCGACGGACTCAATAATCTTCCCGACTGACTTTGTTATGTCGGGAATGCCGGACACCATGCCTTCAGCGATATACCCGGTATTTTTCGCGCCCTGGCCCGAAAGCTCCGGCTTTTGTTCGGCGAACGCCGCGTTTACCGTACCGACCAATTGAGGGACAACCGCCGTCAGCGCGTCAATAGCCTCAGTCGCCGGCGCAATCGCCGCCTCGGACACTGTTGCGGGCGACAAAGCCGCCAAGTCATCTTTCAGCCCTTTAATCTGTGCTTTTGTGTCGGCTCTCAGGCCCTTTAGCTCGGAAACAGCCTGAGTCCGGGCAAGGGCGGCCTTTTCTTTCCACAGGGCCTGATATTTCTCAAGCTCCGGTTCGCTCATCTTGCTAAGCGCGGCAATCTCGGCGTTGGCTTTCGGCCCCATGGCCTTAAGTTCCGCGATCAGTCCCCCATCAACGCCTTTTTTTGACAGCGCTTCGAGGTTTTCAGCCCAGTTTTTCAGCTCGTCAACTTGCGCCGAAAGGTTGTCTGTCAGGGTTTTTCCGGATACTTCCGCCTCTTTTTTCTTCAATTCGTCGAACATTCCGAAAGAATTATATATAGTCTTCGCGCGGGAATCCACCGCCTTTGTATAATTCTCCTCGGCCTTAATAATCTCAGCGTTAAGCTTCTTTTCCTCATCGGCTATGCGTTTCTTCGCGGCGAACACCTGTTCGTCAAGCTGTTTGCGCTGTTCCGAGCCTTCGGCATACCTCGACTGGACGCGCTCCCACGCGGCCAGTTCCTCGGCAAGAGTCAGTTTGCCGGTCTTTTTGCGGTTCTCAATCCACTTTTTGGCGCTCTCGAAAGCCTGCTTTTCGGCGGACTCGCGGGCTTTTAAAGCTTTTTCCTCCGCCGCCTGCCGGTCTTTCGCCTGCTGTTCCCGGAGTTTATTTATGGTCGACTCGATCTCGATTTTTTCTTTTGAGACCTCGGTATGTTTCGCCGCCAGGTTTTCCCACATCTTGATTTCCGCGCCGATAGAGTATTCCGCGCTGTTTTGGTAGTCTTTAATCATCAGCTTGGTGTGCTCATAAGCGTCCTTTTCTTTCTGTTCCTGCTCTTTTCTGATGTTTTCGCGGAGCTTGGCGATATTTTTATCGATCTCGACTTTCTCTTTTGTGACGCCCTTATAACGTTCGCCCAGTATTTCCCACATTTTCAGCTCTTCATCGGCGGCGTATTGCGTGCTGTATTGATAACCCTCAATCCATAATTTCGCGTTGTCGAATATTTCTTTAGCCATCTTTTCGGCGGCCTGGGCCGCTTTATCCGCGTTTTTATCTATGCCGGCAGCCGTCCCGAGCGCGATATTTTTACCGATTTCCTCCTCAAAGACTTTCGACGGGGACTCTATCCTGTAAGCCGATTCCACGCTGGTTTTGGCGGACGCGACGACATGAAGCAGCGCTTCCTTGACCCTGGACTCGCCGTATACAATGCCCCTCGCCATTCCGTCGGTCATCTGCGTGCCGAGCTCGTCAAATTTAGCCGCCGTGACGGAAGCTTCCGCGGCTGCCTTTGTGTCTTTTATAAGCTTTTCCGCCGCGCTTATCACAGGTTCTGTTTGTTCTATGCCTTTGGCAATATCCTCGTTGACAGTCTTTCCGGCGTTCTCACCGTCAAATAATCCAAGCTCTCGGTCGATCGCCTCGGTCGCTTGCTTCCCGCCTTTTGCGTATGTGTCGCTCAATTTAGTTAATTGGTCGTCAGTGGCTTTTATAAGGTTGGCAACCGTCTCGGACGATTCCGGCCCCGCCGCTTTCAGCTTTTCAAGCAATCCTTCATCAATGCCTCTTTTCGCGAGAGCGGCAATATTGTCAGACCATTCCTTAAACTTCTTCTGGTTATATTCCAGATTCTCCTGCAATGTTTTGACACTGACGCCGGATTCCACCTTTATTTTACCGAAAGCGTTCTGAGTAGTTTCGGAGTATTTTTCTATAGCTTTTTCACGTTCCTCATACGCTTTTTTCTCTTCTTTTTCGATTTCCTTAATTTTCTCTTTGTATTCGTCTAGTGTCAGGCCTTGTTTGTTGGCTTCTATTATCAGTTTATCCGTCAATTCCTGTTCCGCTGCGGCGCGTTTGTCAGCAATCTCTTTCTGAGCCTTTTTAGCTCCTTCCATGGCATCCACAACCTTGACCTGGCTAGCCGCCAAAGCCTCGTTTGCCTTCCGCTGCTTCTCCGAGCTTTCCTCTATAGTTTTTGTCGCGCTGTCGAAACTGTCCGCGAGTTCGGATTGACGCTGAACAAGCTCCGCCTCGGAAGCGTTTATTTCAGCGAGCTGTTCTTTGTATTTCTTGTCAGCCTCTCCCTTTTTGTAAACGCCGTCAGCGACAGCCTGATCCAGCGCCGCCCTCTGCTTTGCCACTTGCGCGAGCTGATCCTCAACCGCCATCTGCTCCTTGGCTATCTCGACCGCCCGTTCCCGCGCGGCCTGGGCTTTTGCCTCCTCCTGCCGCGCCGCGACGATATTATATATCTCGTCGACATTCCGGCTCATGGAGTCGGTTTCGGCGTCGTACTCGACAACGCTCTCGCCCATCGCCTCGTTAAGCATACTCACATACGCGGCGAGTTGCTGCTTTTGTTCGGCGGATTTGTTTTCCACCCTTGAGAGGCCGGCGATATCATCGGCCAAACTCTTTGCCACGCCCGCCTCTTGCGCCATCGACGCGGTTTTCTCTTCATATGACTTCTGACTTTCTTTTGTGGCATCCACGAGCTTTTTATTGGCTTCAACCAAGTCCTCGGTGTTTTTCTTAAGGGCTTTCTGTTCGGCGGTTTCCTTGTTCATAATCACAATCAACGCGGCGATACCGACAACAAGCGCGGCAATCCCGGCGATAATAAGCCCGATCGGGTTTGCCGCCAACGCCGCGTTAAACGCCGCCGCAACCGCGGTAGCCGTGCCGGTGATCGCGCTCCACACCGTTGTAACGGCGGTGTGAAGTGCTGTGGCCAGTGTCTGGGCGGTCGTTGCCGCGGTCATCGCTTTTATAGCGTTAGCCACAGTCATTACAATCTGGAACGCCGCGAAACCCGCCGCCGCCGCCAAAATGACCGGCGTAAGCGCTTTCAGGGCATCCATTAAACCGGAAACAACCGTCATTATCGGCTTTAGAATAGGTACTGCGTTCCCCAGTCCGTCCGCCAGTGTACTCACAATTGTGGCTGCCGCCTCCAAAAGCATCGGAGCGGCGCCGATGAGGGCTGATACTATTTGCGTTACTATTTCCGGGACTTTCTGAATCAGTACGGGAATCACTGTGGTTATGGCATCCGCAAGCCCCATAAAAAGCTTTGTACCCGCTGTTATCGCCATGGGCAGCATATCAGCGATAACCGTGATAACCGTTGATATTACGTCCATAACAACGCCTGTCAATGCCGGCAGTGTTTCACTGATTGCGTTAATAACGCCGGGGATCAGCTCCGCGAAGGTTCTAAGCATTGCCGGCAATATCGGCGCGAGAGCGCTTATCATCAGCGGTATCGCTTCCGTTACAGCCGCCGCGACGCTGGGCAGGGCCGACGCTATCCCGGTCACCAGCGCGGAAATCATCTGCGCGCCCTTTTCGACGAACTTCGGTATAGTCTCAGTCAAAGCCTTCGTGATGCTGTCAGCGGCCTTTTTTATATTTTCCGCGCCTTTTTCAGCGCCTGTCGCCAAGTCCAGGAACGCCGCCATAGTATCGGCGAAAACGGGTAATAACTCGCTGCCGAACTGGAGTTTCACCCCGCTGACCGTGTCGTTGATTTTTCCCATGGCCGACTTGAATTTAGCGGCGTTGTCAATCTGCTCGTCGCTCATGACGAGCCCCAGCTCATGCGCCCGCTTCCGCAGCCCTTCCGTTTCCTCGGAGGTTTTGTTCAAAAGAGGCTGGAGTTCCATCGCGCCTTTGCCGAAAAGCTTAAGGGCGGCGGTCGTCCTGTCCGCGCCGGTCGGCAAGTCCTGAAGGGCCTTGATCGTCATGTTGAGGGCTTCCTCCGGGGATTTCCCCTTGACCTCCTCGAAACTCAGGCCAATAGCCTTAAACGCTTCGGACGACTTGTCCCCATCCTCCGTCATGCCGCCCAATGTCTTTTGCAGTGTTTTCATGCCGGTGCCCAAAACGTCGGCGCTTGTGCCGCTCTTTTTCAGGATGAAAGACCATTCCTGAAACCCCTCGCGGGACATGCCGAGCTTCTGCGACGTTAAATTTACCTCGCGACCGGTATTCGCCGCCGCCTCCGCCAATTTAAGCATATCCTTCCCGGCGTCGACCGCTGCCTTTGCCGCCGCCGACGCCATCGAAGCAATTGCTTTCGCGGCGAATTTCACAGCCTCGCCCGCCGATTTCAGCGCCGATTCCCAGGCAATCAGCGAAGCTTTATTCCCGGACAGCTCGCCCTCCATGTCCTTGAGACTCGCTTGAGCTCCGTTAAGCTGCTCTTTCCAAGCCTGGGTGCGTTGGTCGTTCTCACCGAACGACGCCGTGGAATTGTCAAGGGCCTGTTTGAGCAATGAAATTTTTTCTTCTTGGAGTTTAATCTCCTTACTTAGTTCCGCTTTACGTTCTTTCAGCGTTTTTGTGGCATTGGCATTTTCACCGTATTTACCAGAGAGGTCAGTCGTCTCCGAACTGAGACTCTTAAGCGACTGAGAAATGTTCTCAACCGCTTTTTTAAAATCGGCGTCCTTTTGCTCGGCGGCCGCGACCCCGGAAGTATGTCTCTCAAGTTCGGCGTTACTCGCAACTATTCCGCGCTCAAGGTTATTCAGTTCGATCTTAGCCTTGTTAAGCTGCATCTGCCATTCCTGCGTGCGTTTGTCATTTTCGCCGAAAGTATCGGACGCATGGGAAAGGGCCTGCTCCAGCGTGGAGATTTTCTCCTTCTGCAAATCGATTTCCTTGTTAAGCGCGGTATTCCGGGCGGTTACAGCCTCAAGGCTTCTGTCGTTTTTATCATATTGGCTGTCAACAAGTGCTATTTCGGTTCCCAGAACCGTAAACGACGCCCCGATGGCCTCGATTGATTTCTTGAACTCGGCCTCCCGCTGTTCGGCGGCAGCCATACCGGACGTATGCCTCTCAAGTTCGGCGTTGTTTGTGGACAGACCTCGTTCCATCTCAACAAGCGTGGCCTGCGCTTTGTTAAGCTGTGTCTGCCATGACAGTGTCCGCTTGTCGTTTGCCTCGTAAGACGCGGAGGCGTTAGCCAGTGCCTTTTCCAGCGTGGAAATCTTCTCCTTTTGCAGGTCAATTTCCTTGTTAAATACCGTATTCCGGGCGGTTACCGCCGCGAGGCTCTGGTCATTTTTGTCAAATTGAGCCGTAACAAGCTGCATCTCGGAGGCGAGAACCTTATACGAGTTATTAATCTCCCTAATCGCGGAGTTGAATTCTTTTTCGCCCTCAACAGCGATTTTCAAACCGAAAGTATCAGCCATAGTCTCAATCCTTTCGAAATTAAGAATGAAGAATGAAAAATTAATTTACAAAATACGATTGTTCATTTTTCATTCTTAATTTTTCATTATTAAACTGGGATTACGTCATCAATGCTGTATTCCCGCGCCGGTTTCTCAATGCCGAGAAACTGCTTGTGGCAAGTCCATAAGTCCAGGAACTGTCCGATCGGCATCAGCCAAAACTCCGACGCTGCAAGCTGAAGCTGGACAGTTCCGTAATAGAAAAGCCGGGTAAACGCCTCTTCATCGGAAAGCGGCTTTACTCCGGCAGTGTGTTTTTTGGTGTGTCCTCACTTTCGACATTCCGCGCCATACCCTTAGATATCGCGTCGGTTACCGCGTCTTTAAACCCAATAAAATCGGCGGGTGAAGTGAGAAGTTCCACCTCATCCTCAGTCAGCAATTTTTCCGGCTTATCCCAATTCCGTAAATTGTGTAATAATATAGGCTGGTTCGCCAGCAATACAATCAGCCGTACTGTCTCTTCCACAGCCATTTCAAAATTTTCCGGGCTCATAAGTTTCTCGCCGAGGTTATTGAGCCCGCCGTAACGCTTGGCGATTTCCTTAAGCGCCCTTGTGGTAAGCGATAACCTGTATTCTTTTCCGCCGATTTTTACAAAGCTGCTTCTGTCGTCCAAATCGTCCATATCTTCACACCAGCTTTCTGTTTAAGGCTCAACAAGGATACCGGCTTTCCCGTTAATCCAGGCTATCGCCGCCTGTTCGTCCTTGAACGTGCATTCCTCTTTCCAAACAAGGTATTTGTCCGAATAAATCGAACCCTCAATGGTCGGGGTGCCGAATTTTGTGCTGTCCCCTTTAGTTTCAAAACTTTCATTCGGTACGCTGAACTTAACCTTATGCATCCAGAACGCACGGAACCCCTCGACATTGTTTTTCAGCGTAACACCATAAAATCCGACACCGACATAAGCGGCGCTGTCGTCGCTTTTAGCGATTAGTATCATGTTGCCGGCCGTGTCTTTAATAACACTGTGACCAAGAAGCATGCTATACGTGTCGTATGTAAGATGGTCGCAGTTCAGCGTTAGTTTGCCGTCCTTAAACTCCTTGACGCTCTCAATAGCGCGGTCGTCACCGAAAAGATTAGCCTCGTTATTGGAAATGGCAATATCCGCCTTTATCGCGTGCGCTATTACCATGCCGTCAGAATAACTGATATCCGCGCCCGTTTCGTCAAGCGGGGCGCACACAAAATATTTAAGCCCTATCTGAGCCATAAACAACATCCTCTTTCATGTTAAAATAATATTCTTTCGCCGCGTCAACCGCGTAATGGAAATATCCGGTATCGTCCTCACGATCCACATAAGTCCGCTTTGTAACAATAAACCCCGCCGACAACAGAGCCCTGACAACCCTGTTTACAAGCCGCCTGTAGTTATTCTTTGAAAATATCGAAATCCGCGCCTCCCGCGACTCAAAAAGCGGTAAGTTATCGCCGAAAACCTCAAAAACATCATCCATAGGCGTGATAACGGCGTATTCGTCCGGGGCAATTCCGCCGAAGACGCCGGTTTCAACAGGTATGGGGATATTTTTAAGTAATACAGTCAGTTCCTCCAGAATTCCCGCGCTCATAATTTACCGAACTCCTCCTCGAAAACCGCCCGCATAGCCTCGGTACAAGGGGTTTTCGCGGCGGATCTCGTCGGTTTTAAAAACGGGCGGGGCGGCTGGTTATGCTTCCCATACTCAAGAACATTGGCGATTCTCGCGTTCACGCCGCCGTCCGAGCGGGGCTCCACGAATCCGACCTTAACATCGTAGTTGCCCTCCCCGTTAACTTTCATCGGCGAAACGCCTAAAGCGCCGACAAGCTCGCCGGTAGACCTTGAATCAAACTTGGTACCATTGCCGATTACAGAGGAAAGACGATTCCGCATGGTTTCAAGAACTACCTCACCCCCGGCTTTCAATGCCTTTTCGGTAACCGGTTCAAAACGGCTTTCCAGGCTGTTCACTTTTTCAAGGAACCCTGTCGGGAACATCAACCCCGCCTTAGCCATGATTCATCACCCCGTTGGAATTAAAAATTAAGAATGAAAAATGAAAAATCAGTTTACTAAATGTAATTGTTCATTTTTCATTTTTCATTTTTCATTCGCGGCGGAGCCGCGCTACCTCACTGAAGCCTCAACCTTATCAACCAAAACCTCAACGTACATCCCGCGTCCCTTGACATCCTCGGCGCTTGTAATCCTCCATCGCGTCCCGCCATGGATTATAAACATCGACGTGTCCACAGTCAGGCCGGGGATTTGTCGAAACCTGAACAGCGCCGTCGCCGTGGAGAACGCGGCGCGGTTTGCCCACTTTTCATTACCGTGCCGCTCCTCAAAATAAGCGCGTACACCCGCCAGAACAGTGTCCTCGTCATGGCCAAAGCCCTCCGCGTCCTTGACGCGCCTGGTGGAGACAATATTTATAAATTCTTTCATTTTCCCAAAACTCATAATTTCCTCCTTGACAAAATCTATATCATGATATATACTTATGCTGAGGTGATATTATGGAAACAGCTAAATTATTTACTAACGGTAAGAGCCAAGCCGTCCGTTTGCCTAAAGAATGCCGTTTTTCCGGTTCGGAAGTCGGCATCTCGAAAATTGGCGAAATGGTGGTACTTTACCCCAAAGATAAAGCATGGGATATATTCATTTCTTCAGAGCCCGCAACCGATGACTTTTGTGACGCAATCTTGGCGGCCAGGAAGAACGATTCACAAACTGAGAGGGAGCAGCTATGAAATATATGCTCGACACAAACATCTGCGTGTACATTATGAAACATATGCCGCACGTAATCGGCCGATTTCAGGCCGTTTTTAATGAAGGTGTTTCGATTTCCGTGATTTCGTTAGCGGAACTTGAGTTCGGGGTAGCAAATAGCGCAGCGATCGCTAAAAACCGCGCCGCCCTGATTTCCTTCGGCACTCTCGTGAGAACGCTGCCTTTTGATAGATACGCATCTGCGGAATATGGTAAAATCCGTGCGACGCTTCAAAAACGAGGTACACCAATCGGTTCTTTAGATATGCTTATCGGAGCCCATGCCAAATCTGCCGGTCTTACGCTTGTTACAAACAACACACGCGAATTTGGGCGCATTGACGGACTTGATATTGAGGACTGGGTTTAGTTATACTTCCCAGTGTTTATGCATCCGCAGAAGCCGGTGGGCGGCGTCCCAAACCTCGCGGCCAGCCGCCGGGCTGTCCCCGAAAAAGCCTCCCGTCGAACCGTCGCGGGATTCGTAAAAATGGGACGCAAGCATAATAACGGCCTGTTCAGTGGCTTCCGTCATTTTAGGGCGGCCTTTAGTGTACGCGCCCCCCGGCTTATGCTGATAAGCTTCGGCGTAAGACAGGGCGGCGAGGATATAGCTTTCCAGCAGGCAATTGTCTTCATTGTGCTCAAGAATCAAATTCCTCTTGACTTTATCCAGCAAACTGTCCATCCAAAGCAACAAAAGCCTCAATCCTTTCAGAATTAAAAATTAATAATGAATAATGAAAAATTGATTTACTAAATTCAATTATTCATTATTCATTTTTCATTATTCATTGCTTTTCGTCTATGCTTTCATCTGCAAATATTTAATGGCTTCCGGCAGGATTATGCGCCCGTCAACGCGCTGTGTCGCTTTAAAGCCTACCTGATCGGTCTTGGCGTAAAGCTCGCCGAGACGCCTGAACACGCGGCCCTGCCTGTCAGCCACCCAGTAATAGGAGAAGTCGCCGAAAATAATGGTTTTCGCTTCGGGGGCTATCGCGGGTACAAACGACGACGTGTACACCGGCTTATTCATAACCGTGTCGGGCGTGGCCGCGGTCAGCGCGGGCTGCCACAGGTACTGCCCGGTCGAGTCCTTAAGTTTGCGGATTTCCTTAACCGTAGAGTCGTTCATCACGAACACCGCCCTGCGGCGGTAAGGGATGCGCAGGCTGTAGAATAAATCCACGACATCATCGAACGTTATCGCCACCCCTGCCGTTGTAATCCCAAGCTCCGCCCCGTTCGTATCGTGAAGGACACCGGTAGGCTTACCCACACCGTCCCCGACGAAAAACGCCTCTTCCTCAAGCGCCCCGATGCGGCGGGCAAACTCGCGGGCGATATAAGCTTCAAGGTTGAAAACGTTGTCATTAAGCAATTCTTCTGAGACCTTTATCATGGTAGCCATCTTATAGGCGCTGAGGGTAACCTGCCCGAATGTATCATCACTTTCAGGAATATCCCCTTCTTCATCCACCCATGAGGCGGTGCCTTTTGACGCGACGACCGGAATTTTACGGTCTCCGGAGGAAGTTTGGATAACATGGGCCAGCTTCCGGAAAATATTCTCTTCCTCCAGCGCCTCGATAAGCGTCCGCTCGTACTCGTCAGGCACGAGGTAACCGCCGTCCGGATCGGAGCCGATCCTCAGCGCGTTGTAAACTGACGCCCCGGCGTGTTTGCTTCGCAGCGCGTCCCAAAACGCTTGTTTGTATTCAGAGCCGGCGCGGGCCGTCTTAACCTCAGCGCGCGGGTCATTTCTGATCGGCTGGCTGGTCGGGCTGTTAAGCTCCGAATCTATAGCCGCCTGCCGTTCAAGACGCTCGATTTCCTTTCCGAGGGCCACAACATCGGCCTCCATTTTTTCATAAACCCCGACGTCCTCGGCGGACAAAAGCCCGTCCTGGCCGCGCTTGCTGTCAAGGAAAGACTTCGCGGCGTCCCACGCTTTAGCGCGTTTTTCGCGCAATTCCAATGTTTTGTTCATATAAAAACCTCCTAAAATTAAATAAGCCCTACGCATATTACGAGGGCAATGTCATGGTTTCAAAAGATCAAGCCTTTTATAAAGCTGGTTAACGGGAACCAGCTTATCCGGCTTTTTCGCCTTGAATTTATCAAACAGCGAATTAGTTACGGCCATCCGGCTGTACATCACGGGACTTCCGGCCCGAACCGGCTCCTGTCCATCGTCGTAAAGGATGCTGTCGGCGAACCCCAAATCGACCGCCTTGTAAGCGTTCATCCAGGTCTCGTCGTTCATCATGTGCGCTAACTTCGTCCGGGAAAGCCCCGTCTTTTTCTCGTAAGCGTTTATGATGCTCTCCTTGACCTCGTCCAGCAGGGCTTTCGCCCGTAACATCTCCTCACTGTCACCTATCGCGATAGTGGCGGGGTTGTGTATCATCATCATGCTCACCGGCGACATGTGGACGGTATCCCCGGCCATCGCGACAACGCTGGCAGCCGAGGCCGCGAGCCCGTCAATCTTAACAGTTACCCTCCCGGCATATTCTTTAAGCATTGTATAAATCTGCGCCGCAGCGAAAACGTCCCCGCCCGGCGAGTTAATCCAGACAGTCACGTCCCCGGCGTCTTTTTCCAGTTCATCCCGGAACATTCGCGGCGTAACATCGTCGCCGAACCACGATTCCTCAGCGATAACGCCGTCCAGCCTCAGAACCCGCCCGGCCTCATTCCTGACCCAATTCCAGAATTTCATCATTTTACCACATCACTTTCACCCTTTGATTTTTTATTATTCATTCCCTTTGTAGCCTGTATACGCCGCGCCCACGTCTTTCAGCTTTATTGCGTTCCCGTTAACGAAATGCAGGTTACCGCCTTCTTCGTCACTAAGTTGGTTCATATTCTCAAGCTTTCTCACTTCATTTACGGAATAGTAGCCATTCTGGATTCCGGTGGCGTAGCCGCGCATCCTTGTCTGATAGTCGCCCCGAAGCAGCCCGTCAAGGTTGAATTTAACGAACACCGAGGTTTTTTCCGACGGCAAAATTAAAGACTGCCGCAAAGACTGCTCCCACCTGACAATCCACGGGTCAAGCGTATATTTGACGAACTCCAGTGACTGCTGCTCGATATTGGAAAAGCTTGATTTTTCCAAATCACCGATCATGTGCGGCGGGATCCGGAAAATACGGGCAATCTCGTTAAGTTGGAATTTCCGCGTCTCAAGGAACTGCGCCTGCTCTGGGGGGATGCTTATCGGGTGGTACTTCATGCCCTCTTCAAGAACCGCTACTTTGTTATAGTTTCCGGCCCCCCCGTACTGTGACTGCCAACTGTCTTTAAGCCGTTTAACGTCGCCGACCACCGTCGGATGCTCCAAAACGCCGCCGGGGTTCGCCCCATTAGCGAAGAACGACGCGCCGTACTCCTCCGTGGCCATAGCCATCCCGACCGCGTTTTTGGCCATAGCTATCGGCGAATACCCGATCAGCCCGTCAAACCCCAGCGCCGGTATGTGAAGCACTTCATCGCGTCGAAGCGTAATGCCGCCGCTTTTCATTTTGCGGCGCGTCTCGTCGGCGTCGCGGTAATAAGTGTATACTAATTCACCGTTCGACGCGCGGTCTACATCCATCTTGTCAGGCGAAAGCGGATATAATGCCAGAACCCGCCCGCGCCCGTCGCGGATAATCTGCGCGAAGCAATTCCCCCACAAAAGCAGGTGTGTCATCAGCGTTTCCCGGAAGACGAAACTTGTCATTTCAGGGTTCGGCTCATCGCGCAGTATCGGGTTTAACGGATGTGCCGGGTCACGATCCTGCCCGCCGTCCTCGTTGTAACGGTACACATGCAGCGGCAGGCTTGCCACGGTTTCAGCCAGAATCCGGACGCAGGCGTAGACCGCCGATGTCTGCATTGCCGTCCTCTCGTTAACAATCTTCCCCGCCGCCGAATTACCGAAAAAAAACGAATATCCGCCGCCCAAACGGTTTTTCGGCTTATCCCGCGCAAACAGCCTTGAAAATAAATTCATCATTCATCATTCCTAATTCATCATTCAAAGAATCAAAAGCCCTCTTTCTCGATAAACACTGGGTTTATTAGGGTTGCCGCCGACCATGGCGCGGCTTAACGCCATTATCAGAGCCACAACGCCGTCGATTTTCTCGGTGGATTTTTCCTTGTCCGGCTTGATGTTCCCCGCCGGGTCAGTCTTTATAAAGATATTGTCCATCATCCAGCGCAGTACTGGGTGGCCGCCGTGCGCTATTTTTCTTTCAAGCGTCAGTCGCATCAATTCTTTCGTCGGGGCCGACATGCTGCTGAACCCCTGACCGAACTCAACAACGGTAAGCCCGGCGTTGTCCAGGTTTTGCGCCACATTCGCCGCGCCCCATCGGTCAAAGGCAATTTCACGGATATTGTATTTCTCACCGAGTCGGCAGATAAAACGCTCGATGTGGGCGTAATGGATAACCTCGCCGTCCGTAACGTTAAGAAACCCTTGGTTTAACCAGACATCACAGGATACGTTCGTCTTCTTTACGCGGTCTTTAACGCGCTCGCTGGGCATCCAAATAAACGGCAGCACCTGATACTTATCATCCTCGCCAACAGGCGGGAATACAAGCACAAACGCCGTAAAATCCTCACTGTAGGACAAATCCAGCCCGCCGTAGCAAGCCCGCCCGCGCAAAGCGTCGGCATCCACCGGGAACGCGCACCTGTCCCATTTTTCCATGGGCATCCAGCGAACGGACTGTTTCACCCACTGATTCAGTCGGAGCTGCCGGAATAAATTCTCCTCGGCAGGGTTCTGTTTCGCGGACTCGCAAGCCGCCCGGAGCTTTTCAATATCCACGGTAACCCCGAGCGACGGGTTAGCCGCTTTCCATACCTTTTCATCAGTCCAGTCAGCGTCGTCGGGCGTCGAATAAATCACCGGATAGAACGTCGGGTCGACCTTGCGCCCGTTCAGGATGTCGTCAGCCTTTTGGTGTACCTCCCAGCAGATGGAATTACGGTCGTTGCCAGCCGTCGTAATCAGGAAAAACAACGGCTGCCGCCTCGCGTCGCCGGAGCCGTGAGTCATAACGTCGTAAAGCTGGCGGTTCGGCTGAATGTGGAGCTCGTCGAACACAACGCCGTGAACGCTGAAGCCGTGCTTTGTGTAAGCCTCCGCCGAAAGAACCTGGTAAAACGAGTTGAGCGGTTTAAAAATCAGCCGCTTCTGCGAAATGACAGGCTTAATCCGCGCCTTCAGCGACGGACACTGCTCAACCATCTGCACGGCCACGTCGAAAACAATGCTGGCCTGCTGACGGTCGGACGCGCATCCGTAAACCTCGCCGCCGTGCTCACCATCCGCGCACGTCAGATACAAGGCAATGGCGGCGGCAAGCTCAGATTTACCCTGCTTCTTCGGAATCTCAACATAAGCCGTGTTGAACTGACGGTACCCGTTAGGCTTCAAAATACCGAATATATCACGGATTATACGCTCCTGCCAGTCGATAAGCTCGAAAGGCTGGCCGTGCCACTCGCCCTTGGTGTGCCTTAGCTCCTGAATGAAATTAACGGCGAAATCCGCCGCCCCTTTATTGTATTTAGAGCCCGCCGCCATAAAGGGCGTGGGTTTATGCCGTTTCAATCCGCGCCCCCCAATCCTTCAAAAAAGCAACCTCATAAGAGATTGCTTGAAAGATTTTTTTAAACTTATCCTTGACAAAGTTAGTATAAATCGTTTATAATTGAGATACAATTAAAAGAGAGAGTGCGCTAACACTCTCTCAGTGGTCACAAACCGTTTGACGGCGCAATGACCGGACTCCAGTTAATTAAAATATATATTCACCAGAGCAAAGAATAAGCCATCTTACCGCGGCGGCTTATTTTTTGTTGCCTTTGTAAGTTACATAAATCAGTATTGCGGTTAAAACTAATTGCATAAATTCATAATGGGATAAAAATATTGTCATCGGCCTTCCTCCTTTCGGAGTCCAGCCGTACACCGCCCACGGTCTGCTTATATTAAATTATAAGGTTATCCCATCATAAAGTCAATCTATATTTTCATTGAATAATTAAAAATCTAACATCTCCTTGAATTCAACAACCGCTCCATCATGCTGTCATGCGGCGACACCCCGCTGTATTCCGTCGCGCTGTTTTCCTTAACCACCTGATATATCTGAAACCAAAGCGTGTTGACCTGCTTCATATAAGTGCTGGCAATGTTGATGTACGGCGACGGCATCGGGTTCCCCGTAGTCGGATGTTCAGCCAGGAAACCGAACTCGGAAATAGCCTCCTCGCACTGAATAAGCCTGGCCGCGCTCATAGCGTACTGTTCCAGCAGCAGCGCGGGGATCAAGTGCGAACACCGGCGCTCGTCAAGCCAATCCCATGCCTCCGAATAAATCTCCAAAGCAAGCGACCTCTT